GGGCTGAATTTCTGCAATGTTCCGGTTTGTCCGGTAGTGCTTCCAGCGATCTCTATAGCCCCCCCGAAGGGTGAGATCAACCGTGTCTAATGCTACTTCAATGAGAGAGCTCACTGAGAGAAAAGTGGCATCCAATTCCTTGTAGGCGGCAACCCACACGACTTATTTAGGCATAGACCCACATTGCAAGCTCGACTTTCGTCAGACTAACAGCATGCGAGATCCTTTCCGTGTCCCCATCCCCCAGGTGACCAAACCTGGCGCGGGGCCTGACCTAACTCGTCATCATGCGGACCAAATCTACAAAGGGTAACCCATAGTCCCTCACTTTGTTCTACTCATCTCCGTAACATCAGACTGAAGAGTCTGTCTTACTCGCTTTCTTTTTCGAAGGCTTCAATGCCTTCAGGGCTTCCTCCTGATACATTACCTTCCACTTCGCTGGGGGTAAGCTGTAACACTGTGCACTTAGTCCGAATTGCCATCTCAATGAGACGCTGAAGAGTTCGCGACCCTCCAGATATGGTGAGACAAGATCCTCGAAACCGAATACTATAGGTACATCCGATTTGGCCGAAACCGAGAAATCTAGATGCTGCATTGTTAACCGTATTTCTTTCCCAAGATCCAAGAGCTCTGTGCAATGAAGTTTCCGTCCCGCCGTATCTGAGATATCTCTTAAATACAACTTTCCCGAAACTCCAGCTTTCCTTGAAACCAAGGGGATGATCTTGATCCTCACCCTCCTCACTGTGATGTAACCTCCACTCATGGAGACTCGGACTTTCGTCAGAAAGTTTGAAGGGAGTAATGGTACCTCCACATCCTCCATCCCAACGTTCACTGTTAGCTTGTTCCCTAGCGTCGCCTCCTTGTACAGCTCGTTCCATGGTTTATTGACTTGTTCGTATTCAGTATCCATGAATTGGTCTAACTTCAAGAGGCCCCTAACATGACGCTAAATGATATCAACACGATTGGTGACCTTGGCACGTACGATATTCACCGTCCTATTACCAAATCCAGTGCCATTGTACTGCAGGATACCACCAGGTGTGCTCACGGTCAAATTGACGATTGACTGGCAGAATCCGGTTGCTTGCGCATGTGTAGAAGAATTAACCGTCACACCAGTGGGTACAAGCAGTCCCCAGGGTGGTATTACGCTGTCAAGAGTAAGGATGAAGGTGCCGGGAGTTTTAAACACTATCAAGGTGGAGATGGCGTCACCACCAACACTCACCATATCTGGTCCACTATCTAGTGCACCGGCTCCTGTTTGCTCAGTTTCCACAATCCCCGCCGAGGGTTGAGGCTCAAAGAAAGTGACAGTATAGTGGATGAACAAATCCCCAACGGGGTTGGTACCACTACCTCCAAAAGTCGCTATCCCTATCTGCCCCAAGTCCACCAACTTCAAATCGGTAGTCGTGTTGTCATTCGTAAACCTCTTAACATTATCAGTAGGTACATTTAAATTGGATTCAGCCCAAGGGGCTGTCTCGCGCAAGTGAAACATGTTGGCCAACTCCATTCTATCCGCTGGAACAGGGTCTTGTGAGTCCTTATCGAAATACAAGGCTACCCTGCCAGTTTCAGTTGTGGCACACATTGGTATATATGTCAACTTTACATTATCAAATTTGTACTGATCAAAGTTTGAGGCTATAGATTGTAACCACGGGAATAACAAAGCGTTAGATGGATTAAGTTTGTAAATCGTCCCGCCCACTGACCCATTGACTACCAGACCCGCGGAGTTATTGTATTGCCCAACCAACTCACGATGAGTGATTGTAACGGCTCCCTTACTCCGCGTGAATTTTGGTTTACTACCTCTGATGACCCTAGTGACTGCCACAGGGGCTGCAATAGCCCCTGGGTAAGCCCCAGGGTGTAGAATCATGTCTGTCTTCCTACTCTTGAATTGGTTCTTTATCTTCTGCCATGTCTTATCTAGCACCCAGTCCATACCTGTCCAGAATAACTTAGCCCCAGTGGGACTGAACATCATAGACCCGATTGCTGCACCGGTGGCCCTGGCTGCTGGCACAGCCACCATATTTGAGTTGTTGTTTCTTCTCACTAGCGCCATTTGTGTTTACTTGGTCAAGCCACGGCGGAGTCAAGGATGCTGGGCTCATGAGCGTCAACACCCTCCTCTCCAAATAGATCCATCTCCCATCTGTCCAGACGGTCCTCAAGAGCCAGCTGCTCATCCCCCGTGAGTCCAAAAGCGGCCCAAAAGCTCGCTCTGGATTCAGGGGTCACAACATAGCTACCACCCGATCCACGCCACTTGTGCACATTAGTCACTGTGTCTATACGCTGATGTTTCTTGGGCACATCATACAAGGTGAATCTAGAGTAAAACTTCTCTACCACAGGTATTCCAGCACTCAGTGCCAGTCCACCATGGTGTTGTGCATTACTCCAAGCCCTCCTCGTTGCCAAATCCCGTATATTATTGACACAGTGTACATCCTTGCTCATAGCGGTGCGGACATTCCGGACCATCTTCCAACCACCTTGAAACTGTACTGGGTGTGCCTGGCAAAACTCAACCGCTTCCAATTGGAATACAGGTTGCTCAACCTTCATAGTGTATCCTAAGTTTAGGAAATACTCAGGCAGAGTTTTCTGTGCCTGCTTAAGATTTCTACGTTCTAAGATAAGAACACAGTCATCCCCACAGTTAGCCAGACTAAATTCATTAATTCCCAAATGGCGCATGTACCCGTGTATCATTGCACACATCAATAGATAGTTCCCCAATGAGGTGTTGATGTCCCCACTCATGCGGCAGCCCTCCTTGCGATAGGTTATAGTCCCATCAGGGACATAACCTTTGCCTTTGTTATGGAGCTGCCATTCCAACAACTTGCCCAGGAGCTTGTTGCCAGGGTACAAGGCCCTGTAGAAGCTATGTTCATATTGCAAAGCCTCCACGGAACAGTGTTGATCAAACCTGGATGCATCGAGCCCTATGGCCACAGGTTTATCAAACCTGTCCCACTTAGCCCGAAAGATTGCACCCACCTCATCAGCCGTATATCCTTTGATGCATGTTGTCTCTCCGAACACGCCATCGACAGCTTTCATTAGCTTGGATTCCATATGCCGTAGATATCTTCCAAGTTCCACATTGTACCTCGGGTTTCGAGGCTGAATCACCCGAGGTGCTGGGTCATTTTTGGACGTCGATATCTTCTCCGCCTTGACGAAGGTAGTCAAATGACTATCCCTCTCCGAGACAGGAGTGATATGCAGACTCTCCACAGCCCGTGTGTAAGTACGGAGTTTCGCACCGCTGTAGTATGACAGAAATCCATCATACCCAAGTCGGTGGGCCACCCCAACCTTCTCACAGACTGCTTTCCTGAACGGGGAAAGACGTCCAAAAGCTCCTTTGGTAGGTTGTGGAGTGCGAGCGAGCTTCCCGTTTCTCTCTACGCAGAAGGCTCTCTCCACAAGACCCCTTTTGAGGTTTTTCAGGCAGTGATTATGCACTAAGAACCGTGCCTGTGATGGGCAACCTGCAACCATAAATATGTTACGGTTCTTAGCATTGGGAGGTCCTACACGAACCTCTAGCACTTCCTGGGGAAGTAACACATCAGATGGGATATCTCGATTGATCTGTGTTACGACCCCAGGTAGACGCACTAGGCCTCCCTATTTGACACCAAGGGATTCCTGGGAACCCCATAGTGCCGCCGACTCTTCCACTCCTTCCGGATAGACAAAACAGCATCCAATAGCCAAAGGCAATATGACATCCCTGTCAACATACCTGACGCAGTCCTTGTCCATGATCTCAATCATCACTCGCTGGTAGATTAGTCTATTTTCAGGACTGTTCTTAAGATAGCCCACCTTAGCTCTCGCGACCTGTGCAATTTTAGCTGCATAAGGCCTTCTGCGAGGGCGCCCCGTGGACGCGATCACCTTAGTTAATCTGCTACCAGTGAGGAGATCCTCACCATCCTTACCCTTGAGCTCCCGAGCGGGCTCAACCAACAACAAGTCTGTTGCTTCTTTCTCATCCTCCATATGAACACGAACCTCTGTCTTCAACCTAAACACAGACAGTTTTTCCCTGGGGAGGGTAGCGTACGCTATGCCAGCACAAATAGGAACAAGTGCTGCAGCCGCCGCCAGGCCAATGAGCACGCCACGCGCACTTATGTCCACACGTGGATAAAAGTACGGTACCTTAACACTCACATGTGTGAATCTGGTGAGAATGTTCAGAACCTTGGGCAGCTTTACAGCAACCCTCGCTACCTCACATGTACCAGTAACAATGCGTGTGTTTGCCACAATCGCCGGGATACTAGGTATGATGGCCAACCCCACGGCAGTGCGATACTCACGAGCCACACCACGCTTAGCCAACCAGTCATATTTAGCATTGAAGTCAGTCTTGACGAGATCCTCGACATAACTCCCAGCATTATCATGTGTATCCTCTATTTTCCCTGTCTTAGTGTACGTCAAAACCCAGTTCGATAATGTACGATAATAGTTCCTCCTTGCAACAGGTCGATTCAAAACTGAAGGTAAACTTCCGAACATCAACTTATCACCGGTCTCAGTCATCACTGTTTGCTGGAAGTTACAATTTATCCCCACAGTTGTGGTAGACTCAGCCTTCAAACCCTCCATATTAACAAGGAGAGAGAAATACCTTACGCAAGGGATAAGCGCAACTCACCGGACGGTCAGGTCCTGAGGTATTTCT